CAACTATCAAGCACTTTAACTATGCATGATTTAGTTACTAAACCCACTTCTGAGGGAAAGAAGAAGATCGACGAGGAACGTGACGCTATCGCGCACAAGTACGAGAGTGAGATGATAACTGCTTCTCTCACACACTCGTACTACATGACTCCGGACGAGATTGCACAACTACAGTCTTGTTTTCCTCGCCGATATATTTATCCATCTGGAGTTTACAAGGAGTGTTCTCACCCTGTCCTCGCTGCCTTGAATGATTTTGCCAATGAAGACGCTAGTAAAACCATACGCAGCTTGAGGAACAAAGGTGCTGTTACCATGACAATCGGTGATAGCGCCGCGCGCAAACTAGATGCTGACCACAACTGCCTACTTCTTAATAGTTCACGTGAGTATTATCGCGTGGCAAACTTAGGCGACGTGGATGAAGATCTTAGGAATTTTTGCGTCAACCGCGAACCCACTTTCAAGTGTGTGCGTGGTTCTGAAAGATGTGGATTCAACGCCGCTCACGCTTTTGCTATCCATTCTACATACGATATTCATATGCGCGACGTGGCTGATATTTTCACTAGGCATGGTCTTATGACCATGACTGTTTACATGTATTTCACCACTAGGTTGTATCCCGGCGGCTATCGGGATCCCTATCCTTTTTTTAACGTCACCGATGATGGTGAATACATGTTATTTTCCATGAATGATGAGTCCATACCGTACAAGCACGCAAAGAAAACTTGGCGTGATTGGATGACTACTACCATCATCCGCACTGATCACTTTAACATCGTTTTCGAAGTTGTACGAAGTTACGGCCCGCTTCGCGTTATGCGTCTTGTCCGTGTGGCCAATGATCGCGAGGACGGTTGCCTCGCCCGGAATGTGCCCCTGAATCAGATATTCCCGAATTCTATTCTTGTGCCTGATATGTACGACGCCATAAAGAAGAATTTTCGCATTCAACAAAGCGATTTGCACCACTTCGTTGTGCCCGAGAACGTGGCGGGCGCCATTATGGCTTACGCTGAGCGCACAGCGGACGAGGGTTACCGCTACCATGAGCTTGCAACTTATGCGAGCGGTTTAAGGCGTCGCATTGTCATTGGGTCAACCCAGTTCCAGGACCCTTGGGACGTGCACATTGAAGATTATCACCGCATAATAATATCTTTATTTGTGCTAGGAGCTATTGCTCGGTCTGATCGTACTAAAACTATCTCAGCGGCCTTCAATGAGCTGAAGTCCAAAATCCCGAGCATACCTATTATATCAAAGATGTGGCGTAAAGCCACTAATCGTGTTCATGATATTGTCCGGGATTTTCAGGTTAAACATTCCGTTGAGGGTTTGGTTGCTGATTCCAAACCCGTTGACAGAATGGGCTTTTGGTTCCACGAATTCCGTATCGTCTCTCTACCTGTTTTGGCTGTCGATGAACAACATGACTTCGTGGTGCCAAAACCAGCACCTCTCGGCTTAAAGCGTGAACTACCGTTTGGTGGACCAACTGCTCCGCCAAAAAATGCCGTAACTGATGTTGGTAAGGGCCTTGACCCTTTACCACATTGGTCATGTTTTAAAAATAAGTCTGTGCAGGGTCACGTGGACATTACAGCTCCTGCCGGATTGTTTACACCTCGGCTTGTTGGGTTTCGTGTGCGCAAAATTCGTAACCCCAACGATTTTGACGATTTCTTCCGACGACCCTTTGAAACCAATCGTGTTGCCCAGCAGATCTACTACACCGACCAGCGTTGCACAGGCGAATCACAAGTTAAAATTGTTGCAGCGCCGATGTACATCTACCACAGGTATTGTTACAAGGTTAACCCTGTTTACAACGTGCACGATTACTTCCCTCATGACTGCCGCGGCAATTTGCAATCGATCGACGGTTTTAACCATGACGATGGTGTTGTCCGATATGATCGGCAAACGCTTATTACAACAGGTGAGCCAGGTAGAGGTTGCGTGTCTCCCAAAAATATCAAGGTTTCAACCAGACCTGCACCTGCGCCCAATAGTCGCGTTGCCTATCCAGAGCATTTTGTTGCCGGCCATTGTGCCATACAATCTCTGTATCACGCGGCCAACGTACGCACTACTATCGCTACGTGGATTGAGGATATACATTTAGAGCTACTTCGGTATGTCCATGTCAACGACACCAATTTGACTGTTCAGAACGTTGATGACTACATATTCCGCGGTGTGTTCATGACTTCTGATGTGAGCTCAATTGCACTTGAAGTTGCAGCACGTGCTTTTGGATACCATCTCATTGTTGAGGTTTTCCAGGCTAACAAAATCGAATATCCTTTTGGAGAACGCAAAGTTGTTATATATTACCACAACTTTCATTTCTCTGAAAGGCCTTTCGGTGGTCTGTTGGCTAAATTCGATGACGTTATCAACCACGTTATCGGTGCTAGGGAGAACCTCCACATTCTTGATGTTTCAATGGCGCCCGGTTACGTTACTCGCTTTCTGAGAGGCGCTGGCCACCGCGTCTATTCCGCAAGGTTCAGACCCGGTCTTCAGGCTGTCTACGCCAAACCTGATTTCGAGTACGATAATATTGCGCAATTGAATGCACATCTTAAAAGCAATAGAATTGGTCCCTTTGATCTCGTTTTTAATGACATTGGCAGACCTGTGAATAGTGAGCAGGCCATCAATGACGCCAATTCATTGTTAATGTCCCACATCCGGTTAGGGGGTTCATTGCTTACTAAAGCTTTTGGCAACCCCCATCAGCTGTGGGCTACTAGATGTTTTGAAGACATTCAACTAGTCCATTCTAATGCCGACTGTAATAGCCAAGAGAGACATTTTCATTGCTCTGGCTTCAACCCCGCCCTGAATATCGACCGGTTTTTCGATTATTATGACCGGCCTGGGTGGAATTTTCGCGTCACTAAACACAACATAGCTTATTGTAACAACGAGAAGTTTGTCCGTGAGTTTTTTACTGGAGATTTTAAGAAATATGCCCCTAGTACGTTCGCTATGCGCGGTTATTTCACCGTGTCAGCTATCACCGGTTATGCCAGCGCTAGTAAGACCACTGAGGCCGTCAACCGGTATAAGAATGCGGTGTTTGTCGCGCCATCAAAGCAGTTATCGTTGAAGCATCAACGGATGGGTGTTTCGTCCTTTACACCCCATAAGTTTTTTACTGAGAGACATGACAATTCTAACACCATTATCGTTGATGAGGCTTTCCAATTTCCTGTCGATTATTTTTCTTTAATCGCCACGCACTACCCGAAGCACGAGATTGTTGTTTTGGGTGACGCGCATCAAACCCCCTACGTCAATTTTAATGGCAACTTACCGCATAAAACACTTATTGATTATGGTGTCATCAACAATTTGTGCGATGTGTACAAAATTCCGCACGACATCGCTGACATGCTTAATAGTAAGCATGGTTTCCACATACGTTCTAAGTCCAATATCAAGAAATCCATCGTGTACGTGGAGGATGACATCAGTAAATTCGGTAAGTTACCCGTTATTTGTTTTAACGGTGAGTCAGCTAGCCGTCTACGTGAGAAAGGGCTCAACGCTTACACGATTACCACGTTTACTGGGTCTCGCGAGCCCGTTGTCGTGTTTTACGTTGACTCTGCCTCAGTGGCTAGCCAGCTCGTCAACCGTCCTAAATATATTTACACGGCTGTGTCCCGCGCGTCTGATGTGTTAGTCATCACTGGTGACGCTGACTACATTGTCAAGTATTACAACATTCACGCCACTAAAATTCAGACTTATGAGGAATTTGCTGCAGTTTATTTACATCATGATATCGTCCTCCCGGTTGACGATGTTTTACCCATTACTGTTCCTCGTTATATCGCGTCGGACCACACTTCGCAACAACATGCTAGTGACATCCTTGGGTCCGTCATTATTCCTACGAATGACCCCGATGGCTTGAATGTTTCGGTTGGCACTAGCGATGTTGCACCAATAATTAGCGGTGTTCTTACTACGCCCACGGACTCTTTGCTCAACGTTGAACCTGCTAGCAAAGTTTACAAGCTTCAGCCCACACGTTTCGCTAAACATCAGTTGTCAAATAATTCCTTGGAAGCTATTCAGACACTTGCTAAGCGTTATGCGCGTGGTTATAATACAACCGATAAGCGTGAAATGCAGTTTGCCTTTACTGAGTTACTTAACGGTCTCTCAACTGCGATTTACGGTAATCCGCATTCTATAAGGAGGCTTAGGAAAGATCTCCAGTTACCTGAAGGTTATTTGATGCAACGGCAAGGCGCATATATGGAAGCATTGCAGATCAAGTTGAATAGCAATCCATCTGTGATAGCTGAACTAGACCGCCCTATAGAGATGGGTCGAGAAAAACTTGGGTTTTTCAACAAACGGCAAACTAAATTCGACGCCAGTGAGGGTTTCGATGAGAGTGACAAAGTTGGGCAAGGTGTGGCTGCGACGTCGAAACGAATCAACGTTTTGTTTTGCGGTTACGCCCGTGCCCTTTTGGATCGCATCCGCGAAATACTTCGAGCTAACAAACGGGATATTATTCTGGCCACCCACGATTCCGAGGCCGGTCTAAATGATACCTTCGTTTCGATGGTCGACCGCTACAACGTTGAGAATTATACTTGCAATGACTTTTCTGAATGGGATTCGTCTTTCCGATCTGCGTTCAGTGAAGTCACTTGCTTGTTACTTAAGTATTTAGGCTGCCCTTTTTACCTTATCAACGACTTCCGTAGGTTCCGTGAGTCATGGATCATGGAATATAGGAATGCATTCGGT